AGTACTTCAGTGATAGACTTCTTGATGCATTTAAGATCATTATTGATGGTACTAATGAGGATATTTCTAACTTTATTACTAAGGTAAAAAAAGAAACAAAGGAACAAGATTATTCAGATATAGCATTTCCACGTGGTGTTAATGGACTTGAAAAATATAAAGATCGTACTGATATTTACAGTAAAGGTACACCAATTCATGTGAGGGGTGCATTGTTATATAATTATTACCTCAAGAAGTATAAGATTGAACATAAACATCAGAAAATTCAAGAGGGAGAGAAGATCAAATACATGTATTTGAAGACACCTAATCCAATTCATGAGAATGCTATTAGTTTTTTTGGTGAGTTGCCTAAAGAGTTTGGTGTTGAGAAATATGTCGATTACAACGTACAATTCGAGAAGTCCTTTTACGAACCACTCAAAACTGTGCTACAATGTATAGGTTGGTTGCCGGACGCACGAGTGTCATTACTACAATTTTTTTAATATGGTTGATTTTTTAAAACAAGTGATTAAAGATAGCAAGAATGAGTTTGCTTCTCTTGCTTCTGATGGTATTGCTGCAGGTGATGTAGAGTCTTTTGTTGATACTGGGAGTTATATTTTCAATGCTTTGGTTAGTGGCAGTATTTTTGGCGGCATTCCCTCCAATAAGATCACAGCCTTGGCTGGTGAGACCGGCACAGGTAAGACTTTTTTCTGTCTTTCTGTTGTTAAGTCCTTTCTTGATACTAATCCTGATGCTGGAGTCTTATATTTTGAAACTGAATCTGCCATCTCCAAAGAAATGGTTGAGAATAGAGGAATAGATGCAAAACGTATGGTCATTTTCCCTTTAAATACCATAGAAGAGTTCAGAACACAGGCAGTTAGAGTCATAGATAAATACCTAGAGCAGCCCAAAGATGAGAGAAAACCTCTTATGTTTGTGCTTGATTCACTTGGAATGCTAGCGACTAATAAGGAGGTACAAGATGCCTCTGATGAAAAGAATGTTCGTGACATGACTAAAGCACAACTTGTTAAGTCTTGTTTTAGAATTCTTACCTTGAAATTAGGTAAGGCAAATATACCCATGTTAGTTACAAATCATACCTATGACGTTATTGGCTCGTATGTTCCTACTAAAGAGATGGGGGGTGGTAGTGGTCTTAAGTATTCTGCTAGCACGATTGTATACCTCACGAAGAAAAAAGAAAAAGAAGGAACCGATTTGGTCGGAAACATTATTAAATGTGAGGCGAAGAAGTCCCGTTTAACACGTGAAGGATCTAAAGTCGAAACTCGTTTATTTTTTGATCATCGTGGCCTTGAGCGTTACTATGGTCTGTTGGAACTTGGTGAGACTGCAGGACTATGGAAAAACGTTGCAGGACGATACGAAATCAACGGCAAAAAGATATATGCCAAGCAGATACTCGCTGCACCCGACACTTATTTCACTCCGGATATACTACAGGCATTAGACGAAACTGCTAGTAAGGAGTTTAAGTATGGAGAGGGTTGAAGTAACAATTTTACGGAACCTTTTATGTACAGAAGAGTATTATCGTAAAGCAGTACCTTTTATTAAACCAGAATATTTTGAGGAATTATCTGATCGAGTAATTTTTGAAGAGATTCAGAAATTTTCTGGTGAATATGATAAAGTTCCTACACAAGAGATTTTGATTGTTAATTTGCAAGGACGTTCTGATTTGAATGAGGATGTATTTAAGGCATCTGTTCTTCAAGTTAAGGAATTTAATTGTGATGAAGTAGATGGGGAATGGTTGCTTGATACTACAGAGAAATGGTGTCAGGAACGTGCTGTATACAACGCTCTATTGCAGTCCATCAAGATTGCTGATGGTAGTGACGAGAGACTGAGTAAAGACTCCATACCAACCATCCTACAAGAGGCTCTAGCAGTATCTTTTGATGAGTATATTGGTCATGATTATATTGATAATGTAGATTTACGCTATGATTATTACCATAAGAAGGAGACTAAGATTCCTTTTGATCTAGAAAAATTTAATCTGGTGACCAAAGGTGGAATATCTAACAAAACTCTTAACATATGTCTTGCTGGTACTGGAGTTGGTAAGTCTTTCTTCATGTGTCACATGGCTGCTAGTGCTTTACAGCAAGGAAAGAACGTAATCTACATCACACTGGAGATGGCAGAGGAAAAGATTGCAGAAAGAATAGATGCTAACTTATTGAATGTAAATATTAAGGATATTGCTTCTATTCCTGAACAAATCTTTACTTCTAGGGTGAAAGAGATTGGTAGGAAGACAGAAGGTAAGTTGATTATCAAAGAATATCCTACTGCTAGTGCTCATGTTGGTCATTTTAAGTCACTTTTGTCTGATCTTAGGTTAAAGAAAGATTTTAAACCTGATATTATTTTTGTTGATTATCTTAATATTTGTGCATCACAGAGGTATAAGGGATCTATAGCTAATAGTTATACTATTGTTAAATCAATTGCTGAAGAACTAAGAGGACTTGCTGTTGAACACAATCTCCCAGTTGTATCTGCCACTCAAACTACTCGTTCTGGTTTTGGTAATAGTGATCCTGGATTGGAGGATACTAGTGAGTCCTTTGGTCTTCCTGCTACTGCTGATTTTATGTTTGCGTTGATTAGTTCTGAAGAATTGGAACAATCTGGACAGATTTTGGTCAAGCAATTGAAAAATAGATATAATGATCCTACATACTATAAGAGGTTCACCGTAGGTATTGACAGATCTCGAATGAAGTTGTATAATATAGAGAATGATCCGGATCTCTCTAGTGATGCAAAGGATCAATATGATAACGTCGATGTGGATGACGTTGATAAACCTAACCGTAAAGATAAATTTAGTGCTTTTGTAATATGACTGTAAATTTTAAGCGTTATGAAGAATTTGTATCCGCTGTTACTTCGGATGCTTCTACCAATTTTGTCGATCTTGCTGACCGTCTTGGAGAACTTGATAGAGAGGGTGCCAATATTGAGCGTCTTACCACTAGTGGTGTTGGGCTTGCTGCTGAATCTGGTGAGTTTCTTGAGATCATTAAGAAGATGGTATTTCAAGGCAAACCATGGACCGATGATAATAGAGAGCATCTTATTATTGAGTTGGGTGATATTATGTGGTATGTGGCCCAGGCTTGTATGGCTTTAGAGGTTGATTTTGATGATGTCATTGAGATCAATGTTAATAAATTGAAGAAGCGTTATCCTGGTGGAGAATTCAATGTTCATTTTAGTGAATGCAGACAGGTAGATGATAGGTAATTAAATGATTAATTTAGATGAGAGATATCATTCATATCTGAATAACCCTAATAAAGGAATGACCATTGATGGTGTTAGGGAGAAGGTTACTGGATATGGATGGCACTGTGACAATGGTGAAATCAAAGGACACTATGTTACTACAACTAATTACAAGTTGTATTACAATATGAATGAACAGTTTATTAGAATGGAGGCACATAGAATTGCCAATTAAAGATATAGTAATCTAAATACCATGTGGAGACCTGCATGGACTAATGGCTACTATTGATTGGAGAAAGTTAGGTAACTATAGACCAGATGGAGACATGTACTTGATGAATGTCTTCCATGCTATATGGACATCTGAAAAAATTGAGTGTGAAAAAGGAGAAGCAGTATTATTTGCTGATGTTACAGGGTTTGATAAGCTTCTTGATGATTGTGAAGCAGTCTTTAATGATGAGATGGTCTTTGATGATCCAAAAGATAGTAATGGATTTAAACAAAAGTATTATAAGAAGCAATGTCTCAGGGCAGTTTATACTAAGGACCAGACTGACGAGAAGATAACATTTACTAAGATAATGAAGACTGATGCGTTTGGTGGTAGTGGAGGCGGTTCTGGTGCTGGAGCAAAAGCAACAGAGATGTTTGAGAGTGCTGCTTGTTGGGTAACAGCAGTACGTTTTAGTATGGGGAATAAAAACATAGCAAGTGACTGGGGATGTAGTAATTGTGCCTTTGATCCAGTAAAAGGTAAGGTTAATACTACTGCTACAATGGAAGAAGTTTGTAAATTTTTACAGGATAATCCAAAATGGTTAAACACTTCAATTTCTACTGCTAATACTTTGTATTCTGCGTATAAGGGTGGAGATTATAATTTCTATAGAGGTAAGGGAATAGTAGAAGGTATTGAAGAGCACTTTAAAGGAGTTAATAGGACAGCGAAGAATACAGAAGGAGATAGTGGGTTCTCTAATTTAAACAAGTGGACTCCTGCTGACATTTATCTCTGTGATAGACAGTCTGAACGTAATATGTTGAATGAAATAAAGAAGAAAAAAACTTTTGCTACTCTTAATCCATTGATGGAGAGTTATCTTGATGATAATAATTTAGTTGGAATATCATTAAAAGCATTGAAGCCAGATTCTAGTGGTACATTAAAGCAATTTAATAAGACTGGTGCTGCTAAGGAGACAAAAACATTTGATGGTGCTGGTATGAAACCAGGAAGTCCTGGATTATTAAACTCTATGGATGTTTACATATTTGGAGTTGAAAATGGCATACAGTTCCGTGCTACTGATACTGCTGGTAAGACATGGCAAGGTGAGATCATAGGTGGAGCAGCAAAACATGGTAAATTGGGTGGTGGTGTATTAAGTCAGATTATGAAAGAAGTATATGGTAAACCTTTTCTTGGTTCTGGTGGTTATTCTGGTTATGCTAGTGTCTCAGCAGCAGCTGCTGCCTCAAAAACACCTGCTGGAGAACAGAAAATGGCAGATGAAATCAGTAGAATAGCAAAAAAACATAATGTATCTGGTGATGCTTCTGATGTTTCAGTAGCAAGTATTAAAAGTAAGGGTGCTAAGTGGTTATTCTCTAAGTACCTTGGTATGAAGATGGTTGAAGCAATCTATAGTAATAGTAAGAGAGATGAAATAACAACTGCCATTTATCGCTATGCATCCTCACAGTCTGATAACTCTGCTCCATATATGAAGATATCCTGATGGCTAACGTAACACAACTAAAACATTTAGAACATCTTGAGGATGAGATGCTCAACTATGGAGTTGAGGGATGTAAGGCTGCTGTTAGTTTTCTCAAGGAATTGAGGAAGATGCTTGGGTGTGATAGTAGCACAGGTTTTATGCAGACTAAATGGGATGGTGCTCCTTCTGTAGTTTGTGGTAAAGATCCTAAGAATGGTTTGTTTTTTGTTGGAACTAAGGCAGTTTTTAATAAGGATCCTAAGTTGTGCTATTCTCCAGATCAAATTGATAGGTGGTATGGAGACAGAGCAGATTTAGCAAATAAATTGAAACTTGCTTTGCAATATTTTAAAGGTCTTGGTATCAACGGTGTATTGCAGGGTGATCTTCTCTTTACTACAGGAGACTTAAAGACAGAAACAGTTCATGGCGAGAAATTATATACCTTTAGACCTAATACTATTACATATGGTGTACCTGTAGATCATGAGATAGGTAAGAGAGCAAAAGCAGCAAAGATTGGTATAGTATTTCATACACATTATAAAGGTCAGGATACTAGAGATATTGATCAACCACAATTGTTAGAAAATATGTCTGCTAGAGCAGGCATTGATAGAATTAACTTTAATAATGATTCTAATGTATTCCTTGTGGATAATGATACTCCAATGGATAAGGTTGGATTGAATCATACTGAAGAAAGAATCTTTGATACTCATGTAGCATCTATTGAACAGAAGTGTAAGACTTGTGGAGATTTTCTTGATGAGTTGGTTACTAATACAGGTAGTACAGGTGATAAGAGGTGGCATATTGCTACTTATTTGAAGCAGTTTTTTAATGCTGAGATAAGAGAACGTCGTAATATTGTTAATGTAGATACAGCATTTGAAGGATTGTATAATTATTATTATGATAAGACAAAGGACATGCTTGATAAGATTAAGACACAAGCAACTAAGGCACAGAAGAGTAAGTTAGTTCATAATAGTCAGAATTATCTAAGAGATAATCAGAGTAAATTTAAAGCAATGCTTGACTTATATAAAGAACTTCAAGAGATCAAGCAGTTTGTGATTGATAAGTTAGATCATCTAGAAACTTTTAGGACTTATGTTCAGACTGAGAAAGGATACAAGGTCACTGGTCCAGAAGGTTATGTTCTACATAAGGATGGAGACATGATCAAATTTGTTAATCGTCTTGAGTTTGCCTATAATAACTTTACCCTACAGAAGCAATGGCGTTAAAGTGTAATAAGTGCTATTTTACATTTGGTAGGTTCCAGCCACCAACTACAGGACATAGAGATAACTTTAAAGGTGTTGCTCGTACTGCTGGTGGTGAGGACTATCGTATTTACATATCACAAACACATGATACTAAGGGTAAGAACCCACTTCCACCAGATAGAAAGTTATTCTGGATGAATAAGATGTTCCCTGAACATAAAGGTAATATTCACAGTGGTCCTAGAGAACCTGTTGCTATCATGCAAGATTTAATGATGGCTGGATATGATGAGGTGTTCTTTCTCGTAGGATCTGATAGGGTTCAGGCTATGCAATTCCTTCACAGGTATAATGGTAACGATAAAGATTTTTCCTTTCGTAAATTAGAGATTATGTCATCAGGTGCGAGGGATGCAGACGGTGATACCTTTGCAGTATCTGGTACTAAGATGAGAAGAGCAGCATTTGCTGGTGATTTTAAAACATTTCGTGCTGGTATACCAACAGCATTGAGTACTCCTGATGCTATGAACCTCATGAAAGAGATAAAAGAAAATTTACCTTCCAATTATAAATGAAGAACTTTAAAAAGATACGTGAAGAGGCATTGCGTCAACAGGTTAGATATGATGATGTATTCCGAGAGGGTGATCATATTATGTCTTCTTACACAGGAGATAAAGGAACTATACATCGCATAGGTCCTAACTATGTCATTTGTATTTCCGAGTATGGTGATATGTTTCGTGCTTGGATTAAGGATGTGAGGCATATCAATTTGAATGAAAGCATAAATAAAGACAGAAAAAGTACTATTTTAAAACATGGAAAGGCAAAAACCAATCAATAGTGTTCAGCACAATGATGCCTATTCACAGGCGCTGATGGATTCTTATAGTCAGTGGATGAGTGGAGAAGGTTTTCAACAGTCTGATCCTTTAACAGAGGATGGCATTCCTGCTGAACAAAAGCAGGGTGGTGAAAGTACAGGTGCATTCGTTACTCCTATAGGAACAGTTCCTGCTCCTGAGAGTGATGAATCTTCGTCTATTCCAGAAGTACAGAAGAAAGGTGGAGAGGATGATTTTTCAACTAAAGATCCTAAAGCAAACGCTGGTTCCCCTGATCCTATAGTTAATCTTCGTGTTGGTTCTGGTATTAAGCAGTCTCATGGTGCTACTATTAGGGACGTAACAAAGGTTGCTAAAGAAGAAGTAGAACCTGTTGCAGAAGAAGGAAAGAATTGCTGCAAGAAGTGTGGTAGTATGAAGCACACTACAGAAGAATGTAAAGCAACTAAAGAAGAAGTAGAAAACTATCAGTGGGATGTAGTCAACGAGGCATTGGAAATTCTTGGTGAACTTACTGAAGCAAAGTACCATGTACGTGGTGTTAAGTTAAGTGAACAGCATAAGACTACCAGCAGGCTTCTTTCTTATAGCAAGAGGTTGCAGGAGAAGAACTCCGAAAAAAAGTAAAGGCGGCAACTATCGAGATCATGCCTGATATTAAGGATGGTGCCGAGAAGCAAGCCGATCGTAAAAAGAATAAAAAGTATGTGCAACTGGCGGTAAAATCGCAACGTAAAGATACTGAAGGAAAAACTTCCGGAAGGTAGTATAAATAATATCATAATTTATGGTATTAGATAATGTTAAAATCATTCCTTCCTTTTGCAACTAGGATTATTAAAGATGCTGTTGCTGCGATCCCAAATGATGCAGCAATTGGCGACCGACTAATCGAGATTTGTCTGACAGTTCTTGCTAAAGCAGTTAAGACTACCAAGACAGATGTGGACGATCAGTTGTTTGAGCAAGTAGCTAAAGCGATTCGTAATCGTGAAGAAAAGGCATATGATTTTGTATCGTGACTGACATAGGACTTGATGCATCACAGGAAGTAAAGATCACTGTGATGCAACTCAAGATAGAACGTCTTGAGGAGAAGCAAGAGGATTTGCGAGAGAGATTGAAGTCAGTAGAGAAGTGGGTCATTGGTGCTGCAGCAGTTTTAGCTGCTGGTGTTACCGTCATAGGATTCGCTACTAATATATCTAAGGCATACCTTTAGCAAATCATAGGCATTCAGTATTATTATAAATACTGGTAGAAATTAAAGAGTAGAGAGCCATGCCCATACTTGGATCCATTGATAGTGCAACGTTCGCTAATAATGTAGCAGTTACTAATGATTCTGCTGCAGTAACTAGGAATGCTGCTGACGCTATTGCTGGGGGCGATGTTATTGTCCTTGCTAACGTGTCGTATTACGTTAAGTCAGTTGATGGTACTACTGTCACACTTGCACAAAAATATGCTGGAGCGACTAATGGTACTCTATCGGGTGCCA